GGATTGGCGGCGCGTGGCGACCAGATACGACCGATGCCCCAAGGTATTCCTCTCAGCAATCGCTCTCGCCGCTCTCGTCATCTATTGGTTATGAATCCTGACCCTAGGCCCCATACCAGGTTGTGAGAACCCGGCCTCCTCCTTTGTACTTCGGATTGTACCGACTGGTGAGGTAGCGTTGAAAGAACTCTACCGCCTGCGAAAGTGCATCCACCTGATCATCGTTGGTGCCAGCGGGAAAGGCCTGAAGCTCAGGCATCAGAATATTCAGACAGTCAGCATCCTCGGGAAGCAAAATCAGGCCAGCTTCGACCGGCACCATCGCCTTTGACATGCGTACTTCTTTGGAATGCCGAGGCGTCCAATTCTGAATAAGTTTATGCCGAACCTCGGCGGGGTATTCGTCCCAGAGCAACTCAAGGAGGGCCCTGCCACTGGATGCATCCTCGATGACAATGAAATCGACGGCGTATTTTTTCCGGGCCCATTTGACCTTCTTGAAAAGGTCCTGGAAGGGCCAGTAGCCGCGTTGACTATCGCACAGATAGAGCCTGCCATCGGTTATCTGGTAGAGCTGAATCACAGAATACGAGCCCGACTGACTGCCAGATGCAGCGTCTATACTCAGGAACCTGGCATCGTATTCCTTTGGAAGGGCCTTATATCGTTTGAAAAGGCTGATATCGATTGCACCACCGCCATCAGGCACTGGTCGTTGCTGGTACTGGGCGAGATAGGCCGCCTCTCCCATCTTCTTCCTCTGGATGTTCAGGTAGTCCTGACTCAGTCGCTCCTGATCGAGGAGCTGGCCTTGCTTGAATGTGTGATACTCATCCGGTCCGATCTGAAACTTGTAATCCCGGTCTGCAGCAGCCGGAATTGCCAATGCGGTCCAGGGTTCCTGTTCATCCGCGTGGGCCGCCAGATCGAAAATCGAAAGGCGCTGCATCACGAGAACAATTGCGCTTTTTGACGGGTCCATAAGTCGGGTCGACAAAGAGGTATCGTACCAGTTACTGACCCGGTCACAAGCTGTCTGTGAGAGGGCATCCGCGGCATCTAACGGGTCATCAATGATGATGAAGTCGAACCCTCTTCCCGTGACCGATCCATGGGTTGATACGGACGCCCGGCCACCGCCGGTTGAGGTTACGAAATTGCGCTCGTTGTCCTTTTGCGGCGCGCCTGACATAGTGGGAAAAGCTGCTTTGTACCAATCAGCATCGACGACTTTCCTGAATTTGGCAGAAAGGTTGAGCGCGAGTTCGTTGTTGTGAGAGACCACAGCAATGGATCGCCCTGGATCGTGGCCCAGGAGGAAAGCCACCCAGGCGACCGATGTGATGGTGGATTTCAATGTCCTCGGTGGGACATTGATCATCAATCGTCGTTCATCCCCCGCCGCCACCCTGTCCAGTGCGTGGCAAACGGCGGCGATATGCCAGTTGTCTGTAAATTGCCGGCTCGGGTGCAACGTCAGGAACACCTTCTCGACGAAGGCCGGGAAGTATTGCCTTAGGAGGGCGTGCACATCAGAATTCTGCGGAAGCGTCATCATCCGGGTCCTCCATCTTTTGTTGCACAGCCTTGTGGGCGTATTTCAGCAGAAGCCGGACGTCCTCGTCCGCCGCCGGCAGATCACGCGATTCAGCCGCTTCAGATGCTGGGAGATGCATGTTTACCTGCTTCAGAAGCTCAGCGAGTGCCCGCGGGCTTCCCGACAGGGCATCTCCGACCAGACGCTTGGCGAGCGCTTCCATCTTGGTGACTTTTGACATGACGCCCTGCTCCGTAAGGTTGACCTGCTGGCTGAGTTCGTCCTGGAGAACGGACTTGAAGGATTTCGATCCCTTTGGCCGCCCGCCAGGATTGCCTGACTGACCAGGCTTGAATCTCGTGTGTTTCGGCGGATTGCCATAGCCAACGCAATTTGGAGTTCTGCGATCCTCTGTCATCAGAACTCTCCCTCATCGGCATCCGGTTCCGAGCCCTGACCCCGATCGGACTCCCGGCGTGATTCCTGCATTGCGGCAAAGCTGAGGCCTGTTTCAGCATGGACGGCCTGTGATCCCGTAATCCGTTGCCAGCGGTCGATGGCGACATCGACATAGGCGGGCGAGATTTCCATGCCGAGACATGACCGCCCTGCCCGTTCTGCCGCCAAAAGTGTGCTGCCACTCCCCAGAAACGGGTCCAGGACGGCGTCACCGGCTTTTGTCACGTCGAGGATCACTTCCTGCAGAAGCGCCACCGGCTTGACCGTAGGGTGCACTGAAAAATCATCATCCTCGGTTTTTCTACCACCTGTCGCCCCGCCGTATTCCCAGACATTTGTCCGGTTCCGCCCGTGCTTCCCAAGTTCCACATTGTTAAGATGCGGCTCACCCCGTCGTTTCCCGATGAAGACAAGCTCATGGCGGGACCTGTAAAGCGAGCCCATGCCACCATTTGCCTTCACCCAGACCGCCAGGTTGATCTGCTGAAGCTTTAGACGGCGGAAAGCTTCGCGTAACTCATCAATATGCCGCCAATCCATGAAGCAATATGTGAGTCCACCTTTGGCAAGAGTTGCCAGTGCGGCGCCGAGGGTGCCCGCGAGGAACTCTGTGAAATCAGCCTTGGACATCTCTCCCGACGCTTCGGCGAATTCCGCAAACCCTCCATTATCGCTCCTTACGTGCCCGTTGATGGGCACGTTGTAGGGTGGGTCCGTTAGAAGAAGCACCGGATTACCCTTCTGAACCAGTCGTTCGATGCTGGTTTGCTCTCTGGCGTTGGCGCAGAGAACCCGGTGCTTTCCCAGAAGCCACAAGTCACCTGTAATGGTGACAGAATGTGCATCGGGATCTGACCCAGGCCCGAACTCGTCTAAGGGGTCGGGATCGGATGAATTGCTTCCTCTGAACTCAAGGATGCCATCGATCTCCGGAGGTTCGAAACCGGTGATCGTCACGTCGGTTCCAAATTCAAGTTGATAGGTCAGTTCGACCTGAAGCGCGAGCGGGTCGAATTCTCCGGTTGTGGCGATCTTGTTCAGCGTCATTCTCAGCAGCCGGATCTCCTGGTCACTGAGATGGTCAATTTGGATGCACGGGATTGAGGCCAGGCCAAGCTGCTTTGCCGCCTCATACCTGCTGGTTCCGTCGACGATCTCTCCGGTTGCCGTGGTCAATATGGGGGCGACATTGCCAAACTGAGCAATCGATCTGGCAACCTTCTGGATCTGCTTTTTGCTCAGCTTTCTGACAGGATTTTTGGGTGGCGTCAGGCTGGTGAGAGGAACCTCTTTCAGCGAGAGCTTCGGAGCAAGGTCGTTGCGCTTGTTGGTGTCCGGCGATTCCATAGCCGATGTAGTAAGACTGCCCATGGCGGCCTCCTTGAACAACAATCAGGGAAGACGCGATGAGAAGTCGACCAGGCCGAGACGGGAAAGCCGAAGAACGGTCATCTATCGCTTTTATCGAGGCACCAGTATTCTCGGCCAGGCACCTCGCAACAATTGAACTTGTAGCTCGCATCGTACGCGGCGTCAAATTAAATCTATTTATATCAGATTGTTAGACAAACGCTTTGCCGGGGGTTAGATCAGGAACTCTTTCACAGGGCTTGACTTGCGGCGGCTTGCAAGCCTGTGTCTATTACAACTTCCTCTGCTGTCGCGGGCTTTGCGGCAGTCCGCTGGTTACTTCGACTTTCGCGGCTATCGAGATACTTTCAGAGAGCATCCTACCTCAAACACGGCACTTCTACTCCAGGCGGATAGGCGCGCCTTGGACTGCACGTTTTCTCCGCCAAGTTCCCTGTTAATTTCCCTGTTCTGAGGGAAAATTTCTCGTAGACTGCATAGCTCGAGACTGGCTGCACAGCCAAGTACTTACCCATATTCAGACTAGTCTTGATTCGGTGCAGATAGTGCCGTGTTTTCCGTGGCTTGGCACGAAGGGTTCCTTTGAGAGACTCGAGTGTGCACACACGGGAGGCCGATTTCTGGCCGCAATCTCTGTTTGCGATTCCGACGGTACGAGTTTGGAGAATTGCGGGACATCTCGGTTTACAGGTTCGCGAACTGCTCACGCTGTTCTGCCCATGAAGCCGATATGCCCGACTTGATGAGATAGTCGGACGTCAGGCCATCGGGCTGCTGTCCGATAGCGATGGCGTCGAGAACGTGTGGCGCGAGCAACGCGAGATCTACGACATCCTGCACCCGACGTTTTGACACGTTCTCAGCCTTCGAGATCTCCGTGAAGGGTATCCCGTCGATGATCATCGCTATCCACCGCTGCGCCCTAACGATGTTCTGGACCAGCGTACGATCGATCTCAGGTGGGGCATCACCCAGATGCAGCTTCAGCTCAACGCCGCGCCGGCGCATCCGAAACTGCGATGTGAG